GCCGCCAACGTTCCTTGTGGCGTAGTAGCCGTCTGCGACGTCTGCTCAACCTGGGAAATAACAACAGGAGTGCTCCCGCCTCCTAAATACTCCGGACGCTGCAAACGCTGATCCGGAGACGAAACACCAAAATGCGCTTTAATAACCTCGGTATACCGAGTACCACCGCGCATATCACGCTCGAGCAACTTCTGAATCTGAAACGCTTCTCGCAGCTGATTAATTGTCGCCGCTGTCGCCGTCGTCAAATCAGCAAACAACTCACCGGCCGTAGGAACGCCGGCATCCTTAATAAACGCCCGAGTACTAGTCGTGTCCAAACTCCGATAAGCTGAGTCACCCTCAGCAAAAATACCGACTATCTCCGCGCCAGCCGTAGACCCCGTCGCGTGAACGTCCGCGCGGGTTCCCAACGGCAATGAAACAGCCACACCCTTCTGAGGGGATGGCAAGCATGACGTGAAATAATCGTGCCTCTTACCACGTCTACGAGTAACAAAGTTACCCAAAGTATCCGGCCCGTCCGTGGTATTCGTAAACGCTGAATCCTGAAGATTCTCATCGCGAAACCACTCATTCCAAATCAAGTTGTAAGCTCTATGCCACAAACTATTGAACTGCAACGGCCCGACGGCAGGCGGAATACCCATGTAGTCCGACAAACTGCCTGCGGTAATGCCTCCAGCATTACCAAAAATAGGAACAACAAACGAAGTGCTATCGCCCGGATCATCCTGAGCTCCGCAAAACTTCTCCCAGTTGTCCCAAAGGAGACGATGCGGAACCGCAAAGAAAAACGTCTCCATAAACATATTATCCATAATAGGAAAAATCGGCGTAGCTAACCTCGCAAATGCCGTCATATTCAAATTGAAAGTATCACCCGGCAACGCCTCATCCATAAAAATAGGAATCAACCAACCCGCGTCAAACGTAGTCTTCAAACCATGAGACCTATCGAACGACGAACGCGGAATCTCAGCTCGAGGAACTTCTGAAAACTTATGTCCCATAACGCTCCGCTGTTTCATGAACCCTCTCCCGAATCAACCAAAGACAACTGCGCCGGATCAACACTTAAATCAGGCGCAAGAAAAGCCAAACCCACACCGTGGGTAATCGAAGCTTTCAACTGCAAAAGCTTCCCCTCTCGATCATCAAACGTACCAATCTCGAATAACGTGTAATCCTCCGGATGCTTCGAAAAAGCATGACTCCCGTCATTCACCATGTCTGAAAAAAGCCGAGTAGCCTGTCCAGCTTCCGGCATAAAAAAGGGCGGCAAATATGCACGCGCCTTACTATCAAAGATAACGAAAATCCTATGATTCATTTTCAACGCTCCTTAACAAACGAGAGACCTCTACGGTCTTACAAAACTCCCGAACCGCTAAACGCTCGGGCGTACAATCAACCTCATGCTTCGCAGCTTGCCGCTTGCGAAGGAACTTCAACCGTTCCAACTCATGAGGATCTGAAATATCAAGAATCGAATCATAATAACGCGGCGGACGCATCGAACGCCCCCGCAAAACGACTTCGTCCGACGGATAAACGTCAGACGAAAAACGGTCGAACCAATCACGACCGATACCCGGACGACGACTCATAGTCGTGTACTCGGGTAAAAGCTCGACCAGCTCGCCAGTGACTTCGTCACAACCCACATAGTGCTCAACAGCGGCATCCCCCGTAACCTTCTTCATCACGTAACGGGCAACATAAGCCGCAGACTCAAAAGTGACAGCACCAATACTAGAAAAACCAAGCTTCCAACAAGCGCCGAGAGTGGCGCTAACATAGAGCCGGTTTTCCGCAACAACCTTAAATAATTGCTTATCAGCAAAATCAAAGCCAAATAACAAAGCATGATAATGAGGACGACGATAAAGACCACCATACTCTCCGCAATGGTAATAACGGATACGACACTCCGAAAAACGAGACCTCAAACGCTTCATAAAAAGCTGAAAATGACTCTTATTCAAAGACCCATCCGTAGGAACATGCTCATCGTCATAGGTCAACGTCAAAAAACAATTCTCATCATGCAGCGACGCTTCGTGCACACACCTCATGGCCCACTGACGCGATCGCTCAAGCCGACAGCCAATACATTGTCCGCACGGCAACTGGAGAGACAAACCAAACGACTGCCGTCTATCGAAAGTAATTAACTGCTTACCAGAACGACCCCGAAGGCGTGAACGCCACGCCTCAAGAGGTCGAAAACAAGGCACTACAAACGAATACCACCGCGCATCGGTCGACCGCGGAAATTCTTCTTATGCGAACCCGACTTCCGGGTAAAATCGCGCCTCGACCGGCGCTTAGAAATCTTCTTCCTGTAGGCCATCACAACTCTCCAACAAAAAAAAAGGGAAGTCCTGCCTAGCCAAGACTACCCTCAAAAAGGACTGAAAGGCAAAAACCTGTCAGTCCACACAGTTACATCAAGTAGACCAACTGTGAACCGGCCTCTACGAGGCCTTATCGTCCGCCCTAGCGGACTCCTCCGGAGCCTCCGGTGGAGATTCCACCTCAGCGGCCAAACGAACCTCAACGACCTCTGCGACGGTCTCAGGATCTCTAAGCCCTAGCTCTCTCATCTCCTCCGCATTCTCCGGATTCTGAACGAAATCCAAAAACTCGCCAGGCTCTCCATTAAATCGCCGGCGAACCTCACCAGGCAAATCAGAAAACATCTGATCCGCCTTCGTAACAACATTCATAGCTTCATGAAAGGAAACAGACGTAGCAAAACCATAATCGCCACCGTGCTGACCAAAGTGATCAATCAAACCAGTCTTAACATACTTACGCATGATCAAATTAATATCGCACGAATCACGATCCGCCTGCTTCGTCCTACCTTTCCCCTTAAAGTGCACCTGCACCCGGGGTCCTAAATTAACTGCGCTCCGAATATCCATAAACTATCTCCGCTCACCCCTATCGGGGAAAAAAACATTAACGTCCGTCCGCCTACGCTGACTCCCTTGAGGAACCGTAGTATTCCGCTCGATCCAAGAAGAAATCCGCTCACGCAACTCCTTAGCACTCTTCGCTGAACTACGCATAAAATCCTCTAACTGATCCTTACGGATCTTAAAACCACCTCGGGCCAACTGACCGGCAACCGGAGCAACCCGGTTAAAATCCTCGATCAACGTACCAATCCAATCACCAACGCCTGCAGGACCCGACAAAACACTCGTTTGATGCTCAGTCTGAATAGTATCGGCCATCGTCTTCAACTCAACGGCCTTCAAATTCTTAATCTCCTGAGCCAAACGTCGAGCCTGCAATGCACTAGAAACAGCAGGAGTCATTACATCCTGCACCGGCGCCGACGCGCCGCCCGGGGAACTAGCCCCGGAACCCCCAGTCGCTGACAAAATAGGATTCAAACCCGCTGCGCGTAAATCCTTAACCTCCCGCTGATGAGCAGTCGAACTCATACGCTCCTGAAACGCTTCTTGCCGCCGAGCCTCCCGACGGGCAGCTCGATTCCTCATCGAGCCACCCAACAAAGACATCGCGCCACTTAAAGCAGCTGTACCAAATGCTCCTATAGGCATGACAACTCCTAAAAGTGATCAATCATGCCAGGCACACCAAACAACGGCATCGGCCGAGCACAACGAAGCGAAAAATAAGAATCGAAAATAAAATGCGGCTCCGTCGCAACCGCAATAACTCGATCAATCGGCGGATCGTCCTGGATAAACGTATCATCCAACACCGGCAAAGCCGCGAAATCCTGGCTCAAATGCCAGGAATCTAACGTACCAGCAACGTCCGACCGAAACAGCCCGGTAATCATGGAAGGCTTATACCGATACTCTGCATAACGCTCCTGATAACCGAAAACAAGATCGTCCGCGGCCAAACCAGCCGCAAAAATCTCCTTGTTCAAAACACTCTGCTCACCAATATGAGCAAACGCTGGCCAGTAATAATCGAACCGAGTCTGCCGACTCCACATACGGTTCAAACCTTGCTGATACGTCAAATCAGCACGAACCGAAACCATGCCCAGCAAAACACAGTGTTCCGTAAACGACTTAGTAAACCCATGATTGTGCACGTTCACCGTGCCAAAAGCCGCCAACGTTCCTTGTGGCGTAGTAGCCGTCTGCGACGTCTGCTCAACCTGGGAAATAACAACAGGAGTGCTCCCGCCTCCTAAATACTCCGGACGCTGCAAACGCTGATCCGGAGACGAAACACCAAAATGCGCTTTAATA